CCCAAATTATTGTCTTGCCTTAAAGCGTCTTCTAGGACCTCCTCCAACTGGTATTCCCCTCTTTCCAATTTACCCATATCCAAATTTTGACGCACCGGCTTGAACTTGACCACTCCATTCTCATTGCACTTAATCACCGGACCATTCTTGCCAATGATGTAAACATGATGGTCGTCAATCACGTATTCCAACTTTTCTAACCCTTTTAGTTCCTGCGTTAAACGCAACAAGTCTCTGTAACAGTCGCCACACAACGTGTGCCAAACCTGCTGGTCTGATGCAATCATATCTAGTCGAGTTTCCATAGTTTTGGTATAGTCATAGTTAAACAAGTCGCCATAATACTTGAGCAAAAACTCCATCACTATAATGCCGACCGGCGTTATCACCAGCTTGTTCTTTTCGTTCCCGACTACCTTTGTTACGGTAGCCTCCGTCATCGTGTCACCTTCCAGTATAAAATCTTTACATAATACCGTAATGCCATCAATATCTTCCTTTTTCACGTAATTGCGTTGCTGTATCTTGTCGACAATGGACGCATAGGTGGACGGACGCCCAATCCCGTGGTCCTCTAGCAGGCTCACCAGTCGCGCCTCCGTATAATGCGACTGCAAACACTTTATCGTCTGGCGCGCCTCTATCTTCTTATATTCTACTGTAGCGCCTTGCTTTAATGCCATTAAATACGCGTAATCTTTGCTCTCTTTTTCATATTTATTTGCCACTATAAGCCAGCCAGGGAACACCACTTGTTCCACATGGTAGACAAAGACGTTCTCTTCTGCCGCGGTAATATTTGATTTAAAGGAAGAAAAAGTAGCATCGGCCATAAGGCTTTCCAAGGAGTTGGTCCAAATGAATTCATACATCCTTATCTCTTTTGTAGTCAATTGCTTGTATATTGAGATGTTCACACCAGGAGTGCACAATATGTTGGTGGGTCTAATCGCCTCGTGTGCCGCTTGCACTAAATCTGCCCTTTCTACTGTAGGCTTTACCCCTTCTGTGCTGCTGGGTTTGCTGGATTTGCTTGGTTTACTGGTTTTCTTCCTTTTATTCAATCCTTCATCTAAAATAATTGGACCATCCTCTACATGTTTTAACTCAACTGCGTTCTGACCACTACATAACGTCCGTTCATTAATATCAGGGGATATGTATTTGTCATTATTATAAGTATCCACTATATATTTCTTGCACGTATTTATAAACTCCGCGCTATATTTGTCGCTATCTGTGCGCATGTAGGTGATTAATCCCGCCTCATACAGCGTTTGACACAGTTTCATCGTCTCTTTCGGCGAATAATGTAGCTCATTGCTCGCGGCCTGTTGTATGCGACTTGTTGTAAACGGTTTCGGTGCGGCTTTCACGCTGGGTTTCGGGTCGACCCGCGTAAATATATGGTCATGGTTAACGCAGCATTCTATAAAATATTCCATATCCTCTTCATTTTCATACTCTTTGGTTAAAGAAAAAGGAAGAACCAATTTAGTGAAATACCCTACTGTAGAATATACCTTTTTACCTGGGGTCGCCTTAATCCGCTCATAATTCTCGTAGACTAGCTTGAGCGCCGGCGTTTGACATCTTCCCGCACTCAACGCATTCGCCTTGTTCGCCTGGATTAGCTTCCATAACACCGGCGACACCGTAAAGCCCACCAATACGTCCAACACTTGGCGCGCCTGCTGAGACCGCACCATACTCATGTTCACCGTCGTTGGATTGGCCACCGCCTTTAATAGCGCATCCTTCGTTATTTCGTGGAAAATGATGCGTTTCGTTTTATCTAAAGGAAGTCCAAATATTCTGCAAATGTGGAACGCAATCGCCTCGCCTTCTCGGTCATTGTCGCTCGCTAATATCACCTCATCCGCTTTCGCAATTTCTTCCTTTATTTTCTTTATTTGCGCCGCTTTCATAGCGTCCTCCAACAAAGTATACGTTGGCTCAAAGTTGTTCGCAATATCAATGTCTTTGATTGACGCAATGGTGCACAAATGCCCGTAGGAAGCGATGCACTTGTAGGCGCCACCTAAATATTCCTCTATTTTATCACATTTTGCGGGCGACTCCACGATGACTAGTCGCTTCTCTATTTTAAATTTGTCGCATAATGCGGTCATTGCTATAATATAATATATACGATTTTACGTCTATATTATTTTACTTTATTGTTCTTGTTTTTGTTCTTTTTTGGATGTCCTTTTTCTTCCTTTTATTTAACGAGACATCTACTTTCGGTTCATCGCCTTAAACTTTTTCCAGCTGATGTCAACTACATCTGCGCTCACAGTTTGTTCGTTATTATCATATTTTTCATTAATCTTGTCCGCCTTTCTAATCGCGCTATCTACATAAAGTTTCTTTAGCAATGTCCCGACTTCAAACGACCCTTCGTGCTGGTCAACAATCCCATCTTCAATCTTCTTCAGCACGTCTAAAAACTGGAACAAAATGTTATAATCAATCTCGTCTTTGCGGACTTTGTTATAAATGTCGGTGTAATAGGTGAATAAAAAATTGCACGACATCATTCCTTCTAAATTGAGCTCCTCCTGACTTTCACACTTGGACTTGAGCAAGACTAGTTTGTTAATATCGTCGCGTAAAATAACGCTGTGCCTTAACTCGCGAATAAGCTCCGTCTGGTCCTCCACATTATTTTCAGTAATCATCTGCTGAAGCTGAAGCTTTTCCTTGTCGTTCATAATATTATTACTAAAACATTATATTTATATGCTTTGGCCACATAAACATTTATTCTTTAATTCTTTAATTGCATTCTAGATTTTATATTTGTATAATATAATGGTTCAACAACTTTTAACTGGTCCCGCGCCACAAGTTCAACCGACACTTGCAGGCAGTGGGCAAAGCTCTGCCCTTGAGATGACTGTATTAAATCAACGAAATGCGTCTGCTTTGAATGAATTGGCAGGAGGGTTTAAAGGAAGAAGAAGTAGAAAAAGTAGAAGAAGAAGCAAAAGAAGGACAGCACGTGGCTCCAAAAAGTATAAAAAAGGAAGAAAACTAACACGACGCACACGCAATAAGCGTAGTCGCTTGTATAAAGGTGGTGCAGGCGAACCTATCCCATATAGCGCACCGACCGGCAGCAATGCAGCGGTTCTCAATATTAGCGAAGAGCTCGCACTCGCACACGCCACCGCAAATTTGAACGCAAAGTTAGATGGTGCTGCAACTAATGCGCCAAACAAATAGGCAATTGTTTCACAATTCAATGCAACCCAAAAATAAGAATATTATAATATTATAAGTTAATGCCTTCAGGAACAAACTGGTTAAATTTTGCATTTGTTAATTTAGGATTTATTATTCAAATTGTGTTGATGTTTTATTGGATAATGGCCGCAGAAATTAGAAAGGACTGGAACAAATATCGATGCAACCCCATGTTTATGCCTCTATCCAACAACATGCAAGAAGATTTCACCTATTGCGTGCAAAACATTCAAACCAATTATATGGGCTTCTTACTCCAACCCATCACGTTTTTAGTATCTTCGCTCACCGCATTGGGCGGCGACTTAGGCAACTCGATAAATAATGCGCGCAATATGATTTCCAACATTCGCACTTTTGTCACAAGCATCACCGGAAACATTTTCGGTGTCTTTCAGAATATAGTCCTAGAGTTTCAAAAAACCACCATTGCCATCAATGACGTGGTTAGAAAATTCGTCGGCATTTTAGTAACAATGATGTTCATCATGGATGGCAGTCAAAAAACCATGGCCAGCATGTGGGCTGGTCCGCCCGGAAAAATGGTGCGCGCCCTCGGCAGCTGTTTTCATCCCGACACTAAAGTTCGCCTACAATCCGGGGAACTCGTCTTTATGAAAGATTTAGACCTCGGCGCTATTTTAGAAAACGGCAGTCGCGTAGACACGGTAATGCGAATTAATAACACACGCAATGAACCATTCTATAAATTATGCTGTAATAAAGATAGAACGAATGGCGATAGTGACGTATATGCCACCGGCACACATTTAGTAAAACACAATGAAGAATTTATTCAAGTTGCGGACCATCCTTATGCAGAGCGCCAACCGTTAAGCAAGAATACATCTTGGTTCACCTGCTTAATCACGCACGACCATAAAATTCCAATCAGCGGATACACCTTTTGGGATTGGGAAGACGACATCATTACTGGACTACCTCACATTTAAACCATTTTAACTCCTTGAATATTTGCATTTGACACAATCTATTATTATCGTGACATATAATAATAGATAATATTATGACTACACCTATAGACCCAATGATAAATAATTTTTCATCAATGATGGCACAGTCTGCCAATAAAATTAATAAACTATATGATAGCTTATCCTATATGGACTTATATGGGTCATCTGTTGTGCTAGTTGCGTTCGTCTCTTTATTTGTCTTCCTCGTATGCAGTTATTGCACAATGATGTTAAATGCAGAGAAACTTAAAAGTGATTGGATAAATCAGCGATGCAATCCAAAAGTCATCCCCTTTGCAGGGCTGATTAATACGCCAGAAGGCGAAAGTGTGCTCTCTTATACAAGAGACAACTTCACTTATTGTGTGAACCAAGTGATCACCAACTTTGCGGACGTTTCTTTAAATCCAATTTCCACGTTAGTCAATTCGTTGTCTTCATTATTTTTGGGGTTCGTAAATTCTATGAATGAAATGCGCAATATGATGTCCAGATTGCGCACCAACATCGCCACCATTGCCAAGATGATTTTTGACAGAATTCTAAGCGTGCTCGCGCCATTGCAGGTGGTGTTTATTGCGGTTAGCGACAGTTTGCGCAAAATAGAGGGCGTATTGACGGCCGGATTATACACCGCATTAAGCGCTTACTACGCATTGCAAGCATTAATGGGCTCCATGGTGGACATGATTATTAAAATATTGATAATTATGTTGGGGCTAATCGTTGCATTGTGGGCTACCCCGGTTACCTGGGGTGCCGCTGCCGCCACGTCGGCCACATTCTTGGCGATTTCCATTCCGCTCGGAGTTATTGCCGCATTAATGTCTAAAATGATGAACATTCAAACTGCCACTATTCCCAAACTAAAGTGCTTTGATGAACACGTTGAACTCAACCTGGCAGACGGCACGAAAAAAACAATATCCCAAATGGCATTGGGCGACGTATTGGAGGATGGCAATACCGTGGTCTCCAAAATGCGTTTGAATGCGTCCAACGTGCAAATGTATAATTTGTATGGCATTATTGTCAGCGGGACGCATGTGGTAAAATATCAGGGCAAATGGATAAAGGTGGCAGTTCATCCGGACGCGACAAAAGTGCCATATGCAAAACCATATATATATTGTTTAAACACTTCTAGTAAACGGCTAATGATTAATGGTGTAACATTTACAGATTGGGATGAGATATATGAGGATAGTTTAAGTAACATTCTGAGTTTGGAGATAAAGAATGAGAGAATAGGTTTAGATATAAAAATAGAAAAGGAAGAAAATATTCACAAGCATTTAGATACAGGGTTTAGCGGGAATACGCCAATAGAATTAGAGAATGGAAAAACGGCGTGCATCTGTGACGTGAATGTGGGTGACAAATTAAGGAATGGAGATGAAGTCTATGGAGTAGTAGAGGTGGATGTATTTGGAATGAACCAAATATATAGGCGTCGTTTAGGGGACTTGCAATATATTTATGGGGGAATAAATTTATGTTTTGGCGTAGACCCGGATTTAACGCCGGTCATAACCATGGAGCGTTGCAATGGCAATGTTACAAAATTATACCATTTGTTGACCAACTCTGGCAAAGTCTGTGTTAGAAATGTGGAATTTTATGATTACAATTCGGGGGTGGATTTATTTGTGTAATGGTCCAATGAATAATAAGTAATGAATAAGCAATGAATAATAAATAATAAAAAATTATTATCTATTAAATATGTATAATATGTTTGACATTACTATTGGCACGTATAAAGTGTATGGAAACCACATTTTAATCTTCATCGCGCTCTGGATAATTATGTTTGGAACAACAATATGCGGTTGCAGCCGCGTTGGTCTTCTAGAGGGCTTCAGCGAATTGGCGGAATATGCGGACTACAAGCTGGGCAATACTGCCGCGGTAGACGTATCCAAATGGAAACAGTCCGACTTATCTACCAAGGCAGGGGCATCGAGCATCTTAAGCCGTCCCCCTCAACCCGTTCCTCTGCCTGATGGCCAGATGGATATCTTTGCCACCACTGAATTCAAGCCGGAGTGCTGCCCGAATTCATATTCAAACAGCAGCGGCTGCGCGTGCATGACAATGGGTCAATTCAACTACATTAAGGAACGTGGCGGCAACAATTTCCCTCGCGCCGAATATTAGGCTTTCGGCGAGATGGATAGTGACAAAATCCGTCGCGTTCCATTTCCCCAAAATAAGGGGACGCAAAAAGGATGCAAATCGGCCACATTTTTATCAAAAACCTATTTTTAACGTTTTTTGATAAACTTTTAATCAGACCAGTTATGCGAACAAAATTACGCGCATTTTTCACTTTTGAAAAGTCAGTCACATGAAGAATTTGGCTACTTTCAGACCTATAAATACATAGTGTTTTTTGGACATTTTAAAAATGTCCAAATTTTGATTCCCTTTTGCAGATTTGGAATCAAATATAATTTACTCTTCCTTACCATAAATTTTCAAAAACGCAAAAAAAAATTTGAAAATGAGACCATAATTTTTTTCGCGAATTTTTGAGTCCAGATTTTCCAAAAAAGGCGAGGTGACAAAACGCTAACTTTTAGCTAACACAGGAAATGCTGAATAAGATTTTTTTTATGAACCGCGAAAGAATTTTTCGCACGACATATGGTGCGATAAAACTGCGAAGGATTAACGATTTTTTCCAACTTTTTGGAGGGACCTTGTTTTTCCAAGTTTTTTCTAAGTTTTCCAAGTTTTTTTCTAAAAAGTCTTCAAAAAATCGCGGTCCATCAATTTTCTTTCAAGGCTTCTAAAAAAAGTTTGAATGTTTTTTTAAAAAGTTTATATTTATAATATTTTTAATATAAATATATATCAATATTCTCAAATATGCCCAAACAAAACATCAATTATTCTAATACCATCATATATATGATACATTGCAACAATCCGGCAATTACTGACCTGTATGTTGGTCACACGACAAATTATGTTCAAAAAAAATATCTCCATAAACAATATTGCAATAATCCAAACTCATCCAACTATAATCATCCTCTTTATCAACGAATGCGCGAGACTGGTGGGTGGTCCAACTGGAGTGTGACCATCGTAGACCATATTTCTTGCGAGAATTATGAAAACGCAATT